ACCGCTCGAATCAGCGAAGATCTTTCCGATGGTGCCCGGCCCATTGGCAAGGTGCCTAAGCACCTTACGATCTAGCATAGGGGTATGTGCTCGACGGCTGCCCTGGATAGAGCGCACGAAGGATCGAGCGTCCACCATATCCTGTAGCTCGCGCTGCCATTCCGTACGGGGCTTGGGATCGTCCAATAGGCCCGAATCGTAGCTACCATCGGCGCGGGTAACACCGACAAGCCGGACGGCCTTATTGTCGTTGGCAAAATACGGCTTGCGGCGCCCCGTATTGGCCGACTTGGTATCAATCGTACCGTTGTGGCGTAGCTCTTCGGCGTCGCTTTCGAGATACCTGCATAGATCGGCGTCGCTACCGTCAGGCCGATCGTTCGATGCGTTGTAGGCAGCGACGGCGCTATGTAGGCCCCTGACGGACGCCTTCAGATCATCGACCTTAGCCGATAGATTCGTATCTAGGTTATCACCTCGCTTTTCGAGGCTTAGCTGAGCCTCCTTCAAATCGTGGATAGTCTTATTCAGACCTTCCCGGGACGCTGCCACGTCTTCAATGGCGGACATTGGTTCTACTCCTCGAATAAGTGGCTCAGTCCGCCACTATCGGTTGTTGGGATCTCGCTAAGTAGTAGGCTGGTAAGCGCTAGTCGGATATCCTTATCCGACCGGATAACGCCCAATAGCCACGAGCTTAGTTTCTTGGTGTTTGTTTCGGTAAGGTACCTTTCTAGCTGCTCTTCCTCGGTCTCGGCCTCGGTCGCCCAGCTACGAATAGCCAGCGCTTCGCTGTTAGCTGGAATACCAACCGCCGAAATTTCAAGTAGCAGGTTGCGCGATAGCACTAAACCATGAGAATCAGGCTTGTACGCCGGATCCGATTCGTTTAGCGAGTTGCGGCGCTGGCGTTTGCCAGGACGGAACCCGACCGAAACAGCGTTCAACATCTTATTACTGAATTGCGTTCCGATGGTGGTTCCTAGCGGGTTATGGTCGCCGATATCCCACCTGATAAGCGCGGTAAGGTTGCCGGTATCCTTCGGGGTACTAATGCGCTCAGCACGGCCTACAGGGGGCGTGCTCCCGTTATGCGACCATAGAATGACCGGGTTGGATTTGAAGCGAGCTAACCGCCAGTCCTGGATGACTACATCATCCATGCTATCTTCAGCAGGTGTTGACGCTACCACCGTAGTCACATTGTCGACGGTGGTATCAGCGCGGATAAGCGTGCCTAGTAGCCCGCTACGTACCTCGTAAATCATCCGACCATCCTATTAGCGAGGTGCCTAGCGCGTGTTTCGGTGAAGCAAAGAGCCCGTTCAACGCCGATAACGGCGTCCCCACCCCTTGCTGCGATTTGGCGCGCTGTCTCGCACGACGTAGCGGCGATCTCACCGGCCCATTTTTCAGTTTGTTCGGGGGTTTCCAAGTACCCTGCCAGAAGGAAGTATAAAGCCTCCTTATCGGCCTGGTACCATGCCGCCCATTCAGACGCCTCTACGGGGCTCCGAAGGCGCTGAGCGTACTTCGCCCCAGATTCGGCCAGGAAACGCCGTAGCGCGCTTCTGACGGGCCCCGTTGCCCGTTCCTGGCCTTCATCCGGCTCGCTTTCCGGGGCCGGTCGCTGTGTAGCCGCTCGTGGTTCGTCGCCAACTGGCGCGTCGATGAATAGCTCGTACTTAGCGGCGTCACGAGGTGATGCCCCAAGGTCTACCCAGGTCTTTACCCGCTCTAAGCGCTCGCTATAGCTCACCTGTAGCGCTTCGACGGCGCTGAAGTCGTGCTCGATTCGAACACCGGGGGCCGCTAGGGTGCTTAGCCCGTCGTCAATAAGGCTAGCCCTTGCGCGTAGACCCTCCCAATACGTCCTCATTTGCTGCTTAGAGGTGCCGTAGTTCGCGCTAGGTAGTCCAACCCGAACAGGCGGTACGCCGAACACAGCGAGGATAGCGCCTACCGTGCGCTCTTCCTGCTCGCTGAATTCCATATCGCGCGCTGTGATGCTAATAGGGATCGCTTCTAGCGCTTCCCCCACTACCATAGCGGATCGCCCCTTACGGAGCTGGCTTTCCCACTTGGACGCGATAGCTTCGGCCTGCGTTTGGTCGAAGCCTCCCATAGCATCCTTCGCGGTAATCAGGAATTCGGGGGTGCCTCTTTTTGCTGTGTTAGCAGCATTCTTCTTAGCGGCCTTGCTACTAGTTAGATCGTCGTGTAAGCAACGGATCGCGCTTTCGCCTAATGCCGCTTCGATGTTGTCTTGCCAGCTAACGTCCCGGATATGGATGATTTCATCCCACGGAATAGTACGGGTTCCCTGGTAAGAATAGCTAAGCACGAAGCCTAACCCGCCCATATTAGGCTTCGTTAGCCCCGGATGTAGCCTCATAATAGGGTCTAAGTCGCCTACCATGGTAGGATGCCATAGATAGCCGTTACCCGTCAGCGTCAGATCGGTAACAATCTGTAGCCGGAGCAACCTACCGGTGCAGCGTGCCGACGGAGCGCGCAGTAGCTCCAGTGCGGGATCGCTTACCGGTGTTTTCGTTCCGTCGGGATTCGTACGCACCGCGATAAGCGGTAGTCCAGCCAAGTCATACGCTACGGCGCGCACAGCGGCCCAAACCCAGGGGAAAGCAGCGAGCGCCGACATACTGTTTTCGGTCGGGTAGCCCGGAGAGACCGGGGTTTCGGCAGCGCTCGAAACTCCGCCTTGTACCGGAACAAAAAAGCGCCGTACCCAGTTGGTTAGCTGTGCTATCGAGGTGCTAGGGTTCATGCACCTAGTACCATAGCACGTTTTGGCGTTTAGCCGATCGCCAGTTTTCCCCGTTTAACGCCGACAACTAAGTACCGCATAGCGTCCATAGCGTGGTCGTCCTTCTTCAATGGCTTCTCGGACGGGTCCTTATTACCAGTGTCGGGAGGTAGTGTGTAATTCTCGATCTCTTTGATCGTGTTTATGCAGGAATCGAAGATGAATAGGCGTGGTCGTCCGTCATCTTCGAGGGCTAAACGCTCCTTTACCGCGCTAACACCTAATGAGACGCTGTTATTAGCGGGTCGGAAGCTAACACCATGGCTGCGCCGCATATCGAGGATTTGCTGGCGTGCGGAAGGGTCCGCCCAGCCGCATACCACGGAGTAATGTGTTTCCTCAGCCTTAATCACGTCGGCATGCTTCGACATAGGCCACCCAGCGCGATAGTGTTCCCTATACAGGTATAGGCTATCGTCCGGTCCGATGGCGCCCCACAGTACGCATGAGGGGTTCCGCACGCCGAAATCCATAGCCCTATACCGTGGCCACTCTGCAGGGATATCGAATCGGCGTACTACATGCGCCGATCGACTAAACAGCGGGTAGACCCTTCCTTCTAGCGTGACAAATTCGCCACGCTCGCGTGCCGCTAGTTCAAGAGCACCATAGCGCCTATAGACTTTGCGGAGGAAAACGGGGTCCATATGCGGGTTATCGGTCGCTGTTAACCAATGCGATCGGCTTCCTTCTTCGGGCGTGCTGACGTAACGGTCATATACCCAGGTAAGCCCCTTTAAAGGCGTCATACTTAGCACGAGCTTACCAGGGGCTCCCGAGTAGGGATCGGGGTCCGCAATACGCATAGCGCATTCATCCCACACAGCTTCGGATCCCTCCTCATCCATTACGATGAGTCGGCAGGCGTCCCCCTGCATACCCTCCCGTCCCTGATCGTTCGATTTGAAATAGATTTCGGCTAGCCCCCGATACCCCGGTACTTCGATAGTGCAGCGCGCTTCTCCACGCCCCTCGAAATTCCACCACTTAACTCCTTTTTCGGGTAGTAGGGACCGGATACGCTTTCGATGATATCGAATGCTATCGTTCGAGGTTAGGGCTACCATGTAAACGCGTCCCGGTCCTTTAGGGATAAGCCCCGAAGGAAGCCGGTTACCGGCTAGGAAGGCTCTAACCCCTGGGTGATCGCCACCTAGCGCGTACAGCACAGCTAGCACCCTTGATAGCTCGGTTTTGCCCGACCTATTACCCCCGAAAATACACGTGACGATCTCGCCCATACCAAGTAGGGCGGATCGCTGGCTCGTGCGGGGGCTATGCCATGCACGCCACCTAGCGACCGGGTACCGGCTCCCGATACCGAGGTACCAGCTGGTCACGGATGATCGGCCGTATGCAGCACCAGGCCGATGATGGCGGCTTGCGCGGACGGATCCGGGGTCAAGTCCACCAAGCGGGCGGCGGCCGCGTAACAGGCCGCTGAGGCGCTCGCTTCGACGTATTCCCGGGCTAGCCTATGTGCATCGGGATCGTGTTTTTCGAGCGCCACGAGGTACCAATATAGCTTTTGCCCTGCTTCACCGGCCGCCCTTGCGCGAAGGATAGCGAGGCTAGTAGGAGGTCTATCCGTCGTTGGCACGCTTGACCTCCCTATATGCCTTAACCGCCGCCTGTGCTAGCGTCTGTGCCACTGCCTCTAACGTCTGCGCCTCTCCCTCTGTTTCTGTTTGCCTTGAAGCATACAAGGTATCCCGTGCTACTACGTGGGCGTTCACTCGTTTTTGCTCGGCCTCCAAGCGCCGATCGCGCTTGATTAAACGATCCTCGATAGCGATCGCTCGATCCTCGGCCCGTTGCCCTTGCAACGCAAGTACCAACAAAGCTACCACCAGCGTTGCGTCCGGCATTTCCTCGCGGATGTCTTCAATGTCCCTAAGTAGTCTATCCATCGTTGGCACGCTTGATCTCCCTGACCACTACTTCGCCCAGCTTGATACCGATGGTGATCGCCAATTCTTCCGCTTCTTCGGGGGTAATCTTCGATCCCCCGGGGCTGTTCTTTCGTAGCGCTTTGAAAGCGGAAGATACCGCGGTACGCAGGACGGGGACCAAGGCGATAAAGATCGCGGTGATAGGTACCTTAGGGCTGCTCATAGGCTTACTCCGTGTTTCAACATTGTGTCGTTGTAGTGCTTCCAACCCCACAACAACCGGATCGTGTTTCGACTTTCTGTGATGCCATGGTACCTTATCAATGATACCCTGGATTCTATCTAGTTCCTCGGCTAGTACCGGCCGACCGGTCACAAATGCGGAGGCCGATTCCTCTCCGATTACCGAGGCGATCGCCTCGTAGCCGATCCCCTTTACCAGGGTGCGGCTAAGTACTTGATCGCTTAGCTGCTTAGATGCATAGCCATAGCTCATCGGATGCCCTCCTGTGTAGTGCGATGCGAGGGATTCGAACCCTCCCCCCTTGCGGGACTAGATCCTGAGTCTAGCGTGTATACCAGCTTCACCAGCATCGCATCGGTCCGTTCTATGCACCTTAGGTGGACCAAGCCTAGTATTACGCGCAACTACCCAGCGAGGGATTCGAACCCTCATACCCTATCGGGTAGCGAATTTTAAGTCCGCTGTGTCTACCTTTTCACCAGCTGGGCTAATAGCCGCCTTCTTCCCTGTACTTTCCTGTACTTTAGGCATAGATCGCCTCCTACCTCGAACATACCGCACTTAATCGGGCGTCGCTCGTATACAACGCACGCTACCTGGCTGCCTAACGTGCCTACCAAGGCGGCACAGCGCCCGTTGACCGGTAGCACGAAGCTCCCCGCTCGCTGCGCTTCCAGGATAGGAGGTAGGGGTAACTCCCGCTTAGCGATTAGCACCCTACCAAGGCAACATTCTCCGCACGACCGGCAGCTTGGTATAGACTCAACCATTATACGCTCCTGATCCCAAAAAAGGAACGCACGCTAGATCGCGCCTTGCCTAGGCTCGATACGCTTCCTCGGCTCTTTGTCGCAGAGAACCAACGGCTCCCCGTTCCTCGCAACGCCGACGATAGGCTGAAGAAGCGCCTCTCCGATGAGGTACTGGGTTTCGTTTCAACCATTACAGCCTTGCATTTCTAAACACCCTGCCCATATTGCCCACGGCTTCGGACACCTCTGTTACGGCGTTTACAAAGTCCTGCCATGCTGAGGTCTCGTTCCGCAATCCGAGGCTAGCCCGCAATCCGAGGCTAGCTAGTGGTACCCCTGTACTTTTCATGATTGCGGGGTCTTCCCCATAGCTAAAGATGTACCCTTGAGATGAGGTACTAGGTTTCGTTTCAACCATTACGCGCTCTTACCTCCTTCCTGGGCACTTACAGTGCGCTAGGTCTCTATCCAGGTCTAGGACCAGTACTGCTTTGTAGTGGCACTCGACTTCGAAACCTTTCTCTATGCTCGCGCCCTGCTCTCGACAAACGGCTGTGCTCAACCCGATAAAGGCTACAACCGACAACAACCCGAAAGCCAACAAAAACGCCAAAGCCGATAGGAAAGCGTCTGTGTCGCGAAGCACACTGCCTCTCCTTAACATAGTAGGACTAGGTTTCGTTTCAACCATTACGCGCCCTTACCTCCGCCATAGCCAGGTCTAGGTACTCATCGGGCCATAGCTCTAACTCGCCCCTGAGGTGCTCTAAGCGCTGTTCCTCGGTCATATTACCGGGGTCGGCTCCTCTCTCGGCCGCTACTAGTGCCGCTAGCTCCTTATGCAGGGCTAGCGCTTGTTTCTTCCAGCGCTCCGCTGCAGCAAACTGGCGCTGGTTCATTGCTGCCGCAACTGTATCCTCAGCTTGCTTCAAGGATGCGATCAGATATGCCCTTGATCCGAGGGTTGCGGGGTCGCTTAGAGCTGCATAGCCCTCCTTAGCTTCCTCCTCCTCTCGTACCTTCTTCGCTGCATGCTTGGGCAGTATTCGAATAGACATAGCTAGTCCCCTGTACCCGATCTACCATGGTGGAATAGATGCCGTCGAATGCACGCAGCTCTGCTTTCCCCTGGGCGTCTAGCTCTCTCCAAGCTAGCGTACTCTCTATCTGTCAATGCAATAGAGAATACCTTTTTTCGAGGTTCGCGCAATATGCGGCGATCTCCCTCCGCTTTCCCTTGTCCGCGCTTTTTGTCGTTTGCGTGCTTTGCCATATGCCCCATGTAACGCCGGGATCCGTCTAGTTCAAGCATTTTTCGCATTGTCGGCATTGATCGCGGGTTATGTGTTTTGAGGGGGGTCGGTAACTAAGGTTTTTCCGCATATGCCAGTTTGTAGGCCGTTTTTCCCCGAAAAAAGGGGATCCGGGCGTTTTCCCTCGTTTTTGGCCCTCTTCGGGCCGTTTTTGTCCGAATGCTTAGTTATCGCTATACGCTAGTGTGTATGTGCGACAGATGG